AGAAGGCCCACGGCGCTGTGTTCGACCTGTTCGACACCAACGCCGAGTACGGCCTGTAATCCAAGGCGCGTAAAATCGGGGGACTGGGGCAACCTGGTCCCCCTTTTTCAATTCTGAGGACTCATGTCTGTCTCCATCCTTGACCATCGCGGCTCCGTCATCAAGACGATCCACACCGACGCGCACGACCCCGATCGTATGGTCGAGGTGACGCACCAGGATCTCGACCCGATTTTTGAGCAGGTCAAGCGGGACCGCGAAACGCATGTCCAAAACAAGGACATGAAGTTGGCCGCCTGGATCCCGATGGAGGTGGTCGAGCGCATGATGCGCGACGGCTCTTTCAACGATCCCGAGGCCATCAAGCGTTGGGCCAATGATCCGCAGAACGAGGCATTCAGAGTTTGGAAAGGCCGCCTGTAATGGACAACTACACTGAGCTGCAAGACGCAATCGCTGATTGGCTGAATCGGGTAGGGTCACCCGAGCTCGCGGCCCGCGCGCCCGACTTTATCAAGATGGCCGAGGCGCGATTCAATCGCAAGCTGCGCGTGCGCCAAAACGAGAAACGAGCCTCCGCCATTCTGGACGCTGGCTTTATCACGCTGCCATCTGATTGGCTCGAAGCCAAGGCCCTGCGCCTCATCATCGACGGCAAGCCCGTGCCGCTGGAGCTGGGCACGCCGGAGCAGCTCGATCTTGCCCGACGCGACGCCGCGGCCTTGCCCTCCGGCCTGCGCCAGCCCTACCTGTACCGTTTCATCGGCAACCAGATCGAAGTTTCGCCTTACGTTTCAGGCGAGGCGACCATGGAGCTGGAGTACTACTACAAGGTCCCGGCCCTGGACACAAACAGCACCAACTGGCTGCTGCAGGACTGGCCCGATCTCTACTTGTACGGCGCGTTGCAGCACACCGCGCCCTACCTGCGGGACGATCAAAGACTGCAAACCTGGGCAGGCATTTACAATACGTTGTGGACCGAGCTGACTGAAGCCGACGACAAGGCCAAGCACAGCGGTTCAATCCTCAAAACCAGAACCCGTCGACGGAGCTAACCATGTCCTTTACCAACTACCTTGAAAACGCCGTGATGGACCACGTGTTCGGCTCCGGCACCTTCACCAAGCCCGCAGGCCGCTACGTTGCCCTGTTCACTGCAGCCCCCGGCGAAGCTGGCGGCGGCACTGAGTTGGTCGGCAACGGCTATGCCCGCCAGTCCGCAGGCTTCACTATCTCAGGCACCTCGCCAACTCAAGGCACAAACACCGCAGCCATCGAGTACCCCACTGCTACTGCATCTTGGGGCACCGTGACGCACGTAGCCGTGTTTGACGCGGCCAGCGGCGGCAACATGTTGTCCTACGCTGCACTGAGCGTGTCGAAGACCATTGGCTCCGGCGATGTGTTCCGCATCCCCGCCTCCAATCTGACCTTCACCCTGGAGTAATCCATGGCCGGACGCGGCTACGGCGTTGGCGCGTACAGCACCTCGCTGTACGGCGTCACCAACTATGTAGACGGGGCCGCTTCGGCGTCCTCGTCTTCAGGCGTTTCCGTAGCCTACGGGTACCTCATCAAGGAGGCCCTGGCACAAGCCCAGTCTGCCTCTTCTGCGCAAGGCGCAGCGGTTTGGGTTGCACAAGCCGGTGCAACAGAGGCCAGCGCCTCGACGGCTACCGGATCCGCCACCTATCAGGCAAGCGCACAGGCGACCGCGGCTACCGCGTCCTCGGCCACAGCCGACGCGATTCGCGTCGCACTGGCGCAGGCCACCGCAGAAACAAGTACGGCCAGCGCCTCAGCCGCGATTCGGGTTGCCGGATCTCCCGCCAGCGCCGCGGCAGTATCTGGCGCTTCGGCCACGGCTAACCGCGTAGCTTTGGCGCTGGCCCAAGCCGACAGCACGACGACTGGCGAAGCGGCTGGGGTGTTTGTGGTGAGCGCTGGCACAGACCCAAGCGCGGCCATGAGCGGCTCTCAGGCCGACGGCGTTTGGGTGGCGCAGAGCCCAGCGCAAGCGCAAACGGCCTCCGGTGCTATCATTGAGGCCGAACAGATTTTCCTAGCCCGCGCAGAGGCCGCAGCGCAAACCGACGCCGCAGCTACGGGGGCGATCTACGGAGTTCTGGTACCGTTTCCGAGCACTACGGCGAGCGCATCGTCGGCCTCGGGGCGCATCGTGTGGGGAAGCAGCCCGACGCCGTCCACAGCCTGGACCGATACGCCCGACGAGCCAGAAGCAACGTGGACGCAGCTGCGGGCATAACTGGAGCCGATGATGGCAGATACCTTTACCTCCGTCCTGAACTTGACGAAGCCGGAAGTCGGCGCGTCCACCGATACGTGGGGCACGAAACTCAATGCCGACCTGGATGCACTGGATGCGTTGTTCGACGCGGGCCCCGTCCTGAAGCTAGCTAAGGGGGGCACAGGCGCAAGTACCGCGGCCGGCGCCCGCACCAACTTGGGCGTGCCCAGCACGGACGGAACGGGAGCGAGCGGCACCTGGGGCATCTCGATCTCAGGAAACGCAGCGACGGCCACAAGTGCAACGTCTGCGGGGCAGCTGACCTCGGGGCTCTGGAGCGTCCAAGTGGTGGCCGACGTGCTGTATTTCAAACGAAACGGAACAAACTTGGGCAAGCTGGACGCCTCTGGAAATTTCACGGCCCTAGCTGACGTCACGGCATACGGCACTGTTTAAGGAGCCCGTGATATGACTCTTCCGTCTTCCGGAGCAATCTCGATCTCTCAGATTAACGCTGAGTTCGGTCGAGGTAATAACCTGAACGCATACCGAGGCACGGGCTGGTACACCGACGCCGGTGGTTCCGGTACGTTTTCGTCCGGCGCTTTGTCTATGAGCGCTTTCTATGGGAAACGTTTGACGTCTCCTATGTTCTCGTTCACCATCTCGACGAACAAGACAAACGCAAACCTTGCTTCTCTTGCTACAGCGGCAGGGTGGAACGGTTCGTCTGCATTGCAGGCAACTATCTCCTCTGGTGTGTACATCAGCAGCAATTCGACGGGCACTCCTGCATTGACCGTTAGCGGCTCCTTCCCCGGTGGCGTTACGCTTGTCAACAACGGTTACATTGTTGGTATGGGTGGCGCTGGTGGAACAGGCGCAGGTGGTAATGGGCTGGCAGGTTCTGCGGGTGCTGCGGGCGGTACTGCTCTGTCTGTGGCTGTAGCAGTAACAATCAATAATGCCGGAACTATCGCAGGTGGTGGCGGTGGCGGTGGCGGTGGTCGAGGTAACTCTTATTGGGAAGGTGGAGAGACCGCAGAAGGTAGCTGGAACGGAGGGGGCGGTGGTGGTGGTGGTCGCAGTTCTAATGCGGCTAATTCGTCAGGCGGCGCAGGAGGTCCAGGATTAAGTGGACCCGGTTCTGCGGGCACTGCAGGTACTGTAAGCAGCGCGGGTAGTGGAGGCGTAGGTAGTAATGCGTACATAGCGGGCACTTTCAGAGGCACAGGCGGCACTGGTGGGGCTGGTGGTGGTTGGGGGTCCGGCGGCTCTACTGGCGGAATTGGAACCGGCACTGTAGTCGGCTACTACGGACCCTACAGCGGAGGTGGCGCAGGTAACGCTGTCTCTGGTAACAGTTACATTTCTTGGAGTGCAACAGGCACTCGACTCGGAGGTATCGCATGAGTATTAAATTCAATTATGAAATCATCAACGTAAACGAGCCAGCAAAGGCGATGGAAATCGTTTACACAGCAGAAGGTCGCGAGCCTATGCACATCGGCGCTCGTATGCCATACGAGGGCGAGAGCTTGGAAACCATCGTCAAGATGTTCTCACCAGTTGCTATCTGGTTGTCTCAGGATGCGGCTGTGACCCCTGTTTCTGCAGGCACGAAAGGCAGCATAGATCCGACAGCCATTGTTACCCCGTCCACAGTTGCTGAGGCAAAAGCTCAGAAGGTGGCCGAAATCGCGGCATGGCGCTACGCAAAAGAGATTGCAGGTATCGCTTTCGAGGGTATGGCGATTGGCACAAGCCGCGAAGCACAAGCGGCTTTGTATGCGGCAAAGGATGCACTCAGCTCTGACTATGTTTCGTCTATCGACTGGAAACTAGCAGACGGCTCGTTTGCATCTTTCGATGCGGCAAAACTAACGGCCATTGCGCAAGCCGTGTTCGCGCACGTTCAGTCGTGCTTCACTCTGGAAAAGCAGTACCTCGAGATGCTTGCGGGTTGCGCGACCATTGATGCAGTACTGGCCCTCGCATTGCCTGCATGACAAAGCGATTGATTTTCTTTAGCGGCGGTGTGGAAAGCACAGCGATGCTTACGCTCGCCTCTAAAGAGGATATTGTTGCTATCGTGTCTCCGTTGTCGGCTCAAGCAAACAGTGGAGTCAACACTCCTAGCGCGCTGAAAATACTCCACCACTTCGGCCTAACGCCAGCCTTCCCGAAACTTGAAATTCCGACAGGCACTACCCACAATGTTTGGTTGTCCACGGCCCTTGCAATCGCGTGGTGCAACTGTGACCCAAGCATTACTGAGGTTTGGATCGGGATCAACAGCGAAGACGTAGGCCCACTGAACCAAGATTACCACGACAGGATCCACGGAAACTTCAGCAAACTCCTGCCGAGCGTAAAGCTGGCCGCGCCGTTGATCCATCTAAGCAAGGCCGAACAGTGGAACCTGATACCGGAGGGTGTGAGACAATTCGTGAAGTCATGTCAGAAACCAGTACCATGCGGCGTCTGTAAGAAGTGCATGGAACGAATAAACGCAAACCTCCCTCTGTGAGAAAAACAAGATGACACCAGAGCACCAAGCAACCTTCGAGGCCACGATGGCCGCAGCCGGTAGTAAGGCAACATACACCGGGGCCGGTGCCAGCGTAATGGGCTGGGTGCTGTCGTCTGAGTTTGGCGTGCTGATCGGCTTGCTGCTGGGTCTTGGCGGCTTCTTGGTCAACTGGTACTACAAGCACAAAGAGGACAAGCGCCAGCAGCGAGAGCACGAGATCCGGATCGGGATGTATGACTGAGGCCACGAGCCCTAGGACGAAAGTAGCGGCGCTGGCACTCAGCGCCGTTGCGCTTGTGGGCCTGGCACTCAGCGAGGGGTACACCAGCACCGCCGTGCAGCCCCTGCCGGGCGACAAATGGACCTACGGCTTCGGCACAACCGAGGGCGTTAAGGCGGGCGACAAAATCGCCCCGCCGCAGGCCCTGCAACGCAAGCTGGCCGACGTGCAAAAGTTCGAGGGCGCCGTCAAGCAATGCGTGCACGTGCCCCTGTACCAACACGAGTATGACAGCTATTTGAGCCTGGCCTACAATATCGGCACGGCAGCGTTTTGCGCTTCAACTTTGGTGCGCAAACTGAACGCTTACGCTTATGAAGAGGCCTGCAACGAGATCCTGCGCTGGGACAAGTACAAGGGCCTCCCCCAAGCCGGGCTTACCGCCAGGCGTAAACGGGAGCACCGGACATGCCTTGGATCAGACTGACAGCGGCCACAGCGCTTGCTCTGTTTTTAGCGGCCACGCATTGGAAGCTGTACGTGGCCGGGCAAAACAGCGTGCGCGTGCAGTACCAAGCCGCTGCGCTCAAGGCCGAGCAAGTCGCGCGGGCGCAAGAGCAAGCCCTGACCCAAGCCAAACAGAAAGCCGAGGCCGCCTATGTCAAGGAAAAACAAAAAGCCGCTGCTGCCGCTGCTAGTGCTGACCGCGCTCTTGATGGGCTGCGCAGCGCCCTTGCCGAGCGTGCAGTCGCCGCAGATCCCGCCCCCGGCCCCCGAGTTGATGCAGGAGCCGGACTTGAGTTCGAGTTACTCGGGCATTGTGCGTCGGCTCTTGTTGGACTGGCAAAAGAAGCTGACCGACTGGAAGCGCTCGTCGTAGGCCTGCAGGGCTACGTTAAAAACGTCTGCACCCGAAAGTAAACCGTGGCAACAAACATCAAGCAGCGGCTCCCCGCGCCCGTAGCACCTAACCTGCCGACGCCAGGCGGGGGCTATAGCGGACTCATCGCCTCGCAGCACAACGGCGTGCTGCGCACCTTCTTTTCCGCCGTGGCCAACGCTCTGCGTGCCCTGACCGGCGACGCAGGCTCCCAGTTCCTGGATTCGCCCAACGGCCTGTTCTTCGATGTGACGACCCGCTCCTTGGCCGCAGCGAATACCGGCTACCCGATCCCGTTCGGGATGACGTATATTGGGCACCACGTTGCAATCTCCGACACCAGTCGCATCACGGTCGCCGTGCCGGGGATCTACAATTTTTCCTACACGGGACAGCTGACGTCGACCAACTCCAGCTCTAAGGACGTGGCCCTGTGGTTGCGCCGAAATGGGCAGGACGTGCCCTATTCGACGCACTTCTACACCATTTCCGGCTCCGGCACAAAGCTGATCATGAATTGGTTGTTCGAGATCGACATGCAGGCGGGCGACTACATGGAGATCGTTTGGGCGTCTCCAGACACCACGGTATCCATCACGGCCACCGCGGCCGCAGCGCCGCACCCCGGAGGGGCCTCAAGTGTGTTGTCCGTAGACTACGCGGGCCCGCTGCCCGATCCACTGCCTACGATGCCCACGCCGTAAAATAGGCCCCTGAGCCCACGCAACAGGACAAAAGCATGCCTACCGACCAATTCACTTCACTCAAGCCGCAGCCAGGCGCATGGCGCAACGGTACGCGCTTCGAGGCCAAGGGCCGGTGGTACGACGTCAACATGGTGCGCTGGAAGGACGGGCAGCTGCAGCCGATTGGTGGCTGGCAGCGCGTCACCGAGACGCCCATGCCGGCCCCAGCGCGCGGCGGCCTTGCCTGGCGCACGGATACGAATACGCGATGGCTGGCGCTGGGCACGGCCTACGGCCTCGTCATTCACACGATCGACGGCGAGACCGACGTCACCCCGGCGGGCTTTACCCCCGGCCGCGTAACGGGCGTTTTTGGTCTTGGTTTTGGCGCGGGCGCTTATGGCCAAGAGGCATACGGCACCGAGCGCACGGCCTCCGGTCTCGTCTACGACGCGACGACGTGGTCGTTCGACAACTTCGGCAACTTCCTGTTGGGTGCGTCTTCGTCTGACGGCCGGATTATTCAATGGGAGCCCCCGGCAACGCCGAGCAGCCCCGTCCCGGCGGCTACCTATGTTTCCGGCGCGCCGACGAATAACACGGCTGTGCTGGTAACGGCGGAGCGCCACGTCGTGGCCTTGGGCGCCGGCGGCGATCCGCGACGCATCGAGTGGGCGGACCGCGAGAGCTTGACCACGTGGGCCCCTTTGGCCACCAACACCGCCGGCGGCTGGGACTTGGTGACCGCAGGCAAGATCATGCGCGGCATTCGCTTCCGTAACGAAAACCTGATTTTCACCGACGCCGACGTGCACTCCATGAGCTACGTGGGCGCGCCCTACGTTTACGGCTTCCAGCGCGTAGGCAGCGCCAACGGCCTTATAGGCCCCAACGCCGTCGTGAGTACCAGTGACCGCGCGGTATGGATGGGCGTCAACGGCTTTTGGACATACGACGGGGCAATCCGTGAGCTGCCAAGCGACGTCAACGACTACGTGTTCAGCGACATCAACGTGCTGCAGGGCGCTAAAGTCAATGCGGGTCACAACAGCCAATTCGGCGAAATCTGGTGGTTCTACCCCAGTCGCAGCAGCTTCGAGTGCGACCGCTACGTGGTTTGGAACTACCGCGAGGGCTGGTGGTCCTATGGCCAGCTGGGCCGCACGACGTGGATCGACAAGGACGTGTGGCCGTACGCTATGGCCAGCGCCGCCGACGGCCACGTCTACCAGCACGAGCAGGGCTACACCGACAACGGGGCCACGCGCGTGGGCCAGGTCTACGCAGAGACTGGCAGCGTGCAGCTGGGCAACGGCGAGCGCTTTGTCGAGGTCCACGGCCTGATTCCAGACGGATGCCCCAACGTGCCGAGCTGCACCCGCGCCTACTTCAAGCTGCGCCGCACGCCCATGGATCCGACCGTCATCACCAAAGGCCCCTACACCTTCGGCAACTACGACGGCTACACCCCGGCCCGCTTCGCCGCCCGCCAAGTCGAGATGCGAATCGAGGCCACGCAGGACGCCATGTTTAAGCTGGGTGAGATGCGCGCCGCCACGACTACCGGATCGGGCCGATGATTCAGGAGCCGACCTGGCTCGCTGACTGGGTACGCTGCGAGCCGTATATCGGCGCAGGGTTAGAATACGCAGAAGGTACCCACGGCCTCGAAGACGTCTTTATGAGCGTACTTGCGGGGCATCGGCAGTTCTGGCCCGGGGAGCGCAGC